GCTCACCAGTCAGGGAACAGCCGACATGACCAATGGATTCCTATGGATTCCAGCCGCCGCAGGAAACCCGACCGGAACGCCAACGTCCAACCCTGCCGGAACAGCGGCGCTTTACTTCAACCAATCAACCAACAAGATTTTTGCCTACAACCAGACCACTACATCTTGGAGTCAGTTGAATTGATGAAAGAATACCTCTGGGCTCGACTTGCGGAAACATCGACATGGCGCGGGATTTTTCTCATGCTGTCGGCGTTTGGCGTTTACAGTTTTACCGACGATCAGAAATATGCCATTGAGGCATTGGCGGCGGCTTTGTTTGGGCTTAGTCACTTGCCTCCTGATCGGGTGTCCTTACCGACTCGAAACAAGGATCGATAGTCCTTACCCTTGGGTCGCAGATTGCACGACCACGCCGGGCGATGTTCTTAGCAAGAATGTCATCGACTTGATCTACAATCTCAATTTCAACATTCACTGCGAGTACGGTTATGACTATTCACGAAAGGATTTCTGCCCTGTTTTTGGAATTCGAGACTATCCTCCATTCATTGGCCAGTAGTGCGGCAGAAGTGGCCCCGGTGGCCGAAGCCATTGAAGCCGTAGCGGCTCCCGAAGATATCGCCCCGACTGAAGCGGCGGCGGCTGTAGCGGAAAAGGTAGCAGAAGAGACTCCGGCGGCTTAAAATCGCCTGTCTCTCCTTCAGAAGCCCCGGCTAATCACCGGGGTTTTTTTTGCAGTTAAAAACGCGCCTATCGAAAGTGGAATTTTCCGGGGTGCAAGTCTGAGCGCATCCCTCGGGCTTACGCTCCCACTTGTCCTTGGCCTTCCCTGCGGCATAGGTCTGATATTGCATATTGACCGGGTCATCGATTCCACCGCACTCAAGCGCACAGACATGATCGACAACGTATCCCTTGCGTCCATGCGGGTAGCCTTCCCTCACATCGAAGTGATGTTTCTGAGTCTGACTCCGACATGAGGCTTCCGTTATTTTGGGTTCAAATGCCAAAATAAATGCCAAAAACAGCGTCATGGGCACTAAATCAGCGGTTTTGTTAAGGTGTAGGTGCATTATTTGATGTTGTGGTGTCGTTCTGCTTGCCGGAACCCTTCGGCAAAAGCGAATAGATGACCTTCTGGAATGTCCGTTCCGCTGTAATAAATATCAGCAATTTCAACATCGCTCATCGGCTTCCTTGCTGGCTCGGGTCTGATGTAGAGAGCGCGGCGTTTATATTCTGGGTACATCCCGGCGTCATCGAATACGTCCTTAGCTACATCAATCCACGCAGTGCTGGTTGATCCTTCAGCCATTGCTATTTGATATACAGGCTCCGCTTCTGGCTCGGGTCTGGTGTAGAGGGGTTCAAAACCATCGACTTGATGGAAAGATATTATTTGATCTCCATTAGGCGTTGTTCTCATCCACGCTACAGGCTCCGCTTCTGGCTCATGAAACAGATAGTGTTCGGCTTCCCTCATGACATCATTTAGGGCTTTGATTTCTGGATCTTCGTCATCCAAATCTGTAGCACATACCCAGCAATAGTGGATCTTCTTGAGAAGATCGCGTTCTTTACTCATCACTCCCTCCTATCCCGTGGTGTTTTTCTGCGTAGCGAAAGCCGATTGCGAAATCCATAGTGGTAATGTCGTCAAACCCCAACGATTTCGCTAGGTCCATGATCTCTCTTTCCGTCATCGTCTTTCTTGATGGCGAGGGTCTGGGTGGGTGAAGGTAGAGGGGGATATTGTTTCTCGGATCTCCGGGTTCAGAAAAATACCCATACCCATTACTAGCAACTTCTTTTAGCTCAAAATCTGAAGTCCACGCCACAGGCTCCGCTTCTGGCTCGGCGGCGAGGAAAGCGCGGATGTCATTGGATAAGCTGATGTTCCATGCTTCCAAGGATATGGCGGCCCGTCTCAGCAGTTCGGTTGCGGTACTCATGCTTCACCTCTGGCTTTGGCTAGTGCGGCTTCGGCAATATCTTTCACCAACCTCGTTGACAGAGTTCCGTACTGGCAATCATCACTATCGTTTGCGTATCGTAATAACTCTTCCAAAGCCTCATACAGTTCCGGCGCGGCGGCGATTAGTGCCGCGTTAAATGACGGCACGTTTTCACATCCGTAGAGAGTGCATATCTCATCAGAGATTTCATGTTCACCCGGAGCATACACATGAGCGATTGTTTGTGTGGTCGGATGATCGTGACTAAACGTCCAAGGGCCGGGAGTGAATTTTGTTTCGCTCATAACAACACCTGCTTTCCAACCCACAATACAAAAATAAGCGCCAAGCTAACTAAAACAATAAACGCAAGCACAGCTAAGCCAGTTTTGAGATCCTCAAGAATTTCTTTATTCATTCCATCCCCCTGCTAATCTCAGCGGACTCCAACGCTTTCAGCGCGGCTTCCAATTCTTGCTTTAACTTAGCGATTGTTTTTTTGATCGCCTCAATGCGTCCTTTACCTGCGGCAATGCGAGCCTCTTCAAGCGTGGAAAATCGTCCTAAATGAGTGTATTTGCCTCCAATACAGGTATACGCTTTGTAGTCCTGTTGTTTTTCACAGAAAGCAACGCCCGTAACTCCCAGCTTGTTACGCTCTTGTACCTTCCTCTGTTTTATTGTGTTGAGCATTCTTCCTCCATAGCTTTAATTTCTGTTAAGACCCTAACGGCTTTGCTTGTGGCTTCATTGGCCTCTTCAGAATTGCCTATGTATGTAAATGGAAGTACCGCTTCCAAAGCATCAACCAACTTAAGAACAACATCCTCGCGGATGTATTTGGTGTACCCGCCCCCCATTGGCTCATCAAAACAGCTGGCAAAACCAGATCCACCGACCATTTCTCCATCGGCCCAAATCTTCTTCGGTGCGTTCATGCTCCGTGTTCCTCCCTCCACTGAGCAATCAAGCTCAAAATGGCAAGAACAGCCCATATAGAGGCAAACAATATATGGTCTGTCGATGCGTGAATTGTGGAAAATAACAATAGAATCCACGTTCTGGCTTCTTGGGTCATTCCTCCCTCCCCACCCCTGTGATAATGAACTCCACAAAGAACACCACGATGGCAAAGACGATCAGGATCGCGGCAAGGGATTTCATTGGGTCACCTTGTCGGCCCGAGCGATGGCATCAGCTTCGGTAAATTTCTCCGGAAAACGCTGATACAGCTTGGCAATGCAGGACAGCGCCGGGGCCTCCATCGGAAGGTTCAAGCGCCACATCAACATGGCAATGAACCAGAGACAATCTCCGGCTTCCTCGATGATGTTTTCAACGTCCAGCGGTTGGCCGTAAGCCACCCATCGTTTCACGGACGTAGCAAGCTCTCCGGCCTCTGACGCGATGCCCAAGGCGGCATGGATGATCTCCATTCCGATTTCTTCGTCGGTGTGAACTTCCTTGGCCGTTCTAAGGGCCTGTTGCTGAAACAGGTCGAAGGTGTAAACGGGTTCATTCTGTGGTGTCATTGGTGTTGTCATTGCTCTTCTCTCTTAATTCAAAACGCAGTTCTTTAATTTCAAGTTTCAATCTTCTAATTTCACGCTCCCGCGTAAGCCATACGAACTCACAATCGGACGCATTCATCCTCATCCTTGAATCCATTGGCAGGGAGTCCCACCAGTCCTTAAACTCCTGCAAAACGCTCATTGCTTGGTCATCCCCCGCGTATCAGGTGAAAAACAGGTATCCCGGATGTAGTGCATCATTTCAACGTACACATCGAAGTCGAGGTAAATGGTGTTCGAAGGATCGCCACCGTTCTCTGTGGTCAGCTTTAGAACGCCATTGGTGAACTCAATGTAAACGCTGTCTCCGAGGTAGGTTTTGTTCATGGTCTTACTGTAAGGGAGGCCCCGTTGCTACCGTCCACTAGAGTCCTGATCGCAGGGTTCATGTGTACCGGGGCCATAATCGTTAAACGCCGCGTTCTTCCCATGTGCGATAGCTGGCGCATTCCTCGCGGCATTCGGATTGCCTGAAACAAGCATCACACGGTGGTGGATGATCGGCTGGCTTATTCGCCCGAGAATTCCGATCCCGATCCGTGAAGCGATCGCCATGGGAACTCACTTCTGAATCTCCTGTGCGGCCATCGCGTCCTTGTAATCTTGATTGCTGACGTAGGCGTAGGCGACAATCAATGCCAACGCGAACAGGATTCTATACATCGTCCTCACCCTTGTAGCTGTAAATGTAGTCGTACAGGCCATCCATATCGTCTTCGTTAATCAGCGGCAAAACATCAACGCCCTTGTAGATGACTGCCGTGATATCCGCTTCATCATCACAGCCAGGATCGTCCCATGTGGCGGGGTAGCCTTTGGTGAAATCAAATTCAACTTCAACGGGAACGTCATTGAGGGGGATGGTGAGGGTGCATTGGCTGGTCATACATTCACCTCTGCATCCATATCCTCTGCCGTAAGCCAGCGTATAAACTCGGGAATTTGTTCTTCGGCATTTTTAAGCCAGTCGCATCCCATCCCTCTACGAAATGGCACCCTTCGGATTGTTGCCGTGTTCTCTCCTGTTCTATGCAAATAATTGATTCCAAAAATTTCCGGGATTTCTTCCACCGGGCATCCGTATTGCTTGGATGCTAATTCTTCTGGTGTCATCACCGCACCCTCGCATAAGCCGTACAGCGAGCTGAAATACCGAAAGGCTCAGTGTCTACGCAAGTGAACTCGGAAGCCGTTATGGTGACGCTCTTGGGGCCGGTAAGGGCCTTATAGGAAACGATGCTGGCTCCAAGGATCACTACGATCATGCCGAATACAAAACCAGTCTTGGTGTCAAGAATCCACGATCCGAATTTGTCGATTGTTTTCATTTTGTCTCTCCAGTTGGTGCGCCGTCCTTGGCGCGGTGTGATTAGGCAAGCACGATATTTGCGATGTGATAAATGCGACCATCAAAGCCCCAAACTGTTGTGCCGTCGATATCCATGATTTTGAAGGGAAGTGCGCCTACTTTGTTTTCGCGGGCCATTTGTCCGATTTTGAAATTTTTCATTTTGTCTCTCCAGTTAAGGCCCCAACAACCGGGGCATGGATGAATCATACCCTCCCTAATTTACCGCTGTCAACTATCTATGCAAAAAAAACCCGCCAGAGGGGGAGGCGGGTAAAAGGTGGAGAGACAAACGTGCTGTCACGGCAAACGATACCATGATTTTCCGCTTTTAATATCGCTGATGCACTGGCGGCTCACTTCGAACTTCCGGGCGATCTCCGCGCAGGACAGCCACGGAAGGAGACCACGGATCAGGATCACATCGGCTTTCGTGAGCTTGGCATTCCAGCGGAATTCGCCCCATTGCGGCATCACCCGGATAGTTTCAGGCGCAGGGCCACGGAGCAATCTTGAATCCCTAAGCGAATCAGCTTTGCATTGTTTGCACCATGACTGATACGAATTTCTCCGCGCATGGTTCACATGGAAAGCCGCCAGGGGGAGTATCTGGCGGCAGTGGGGGCAGCGTTTTACGTCCATAGATCGGCCTGTTGAGCGCTTGAGGCTTCGGCTAGGTTTTGGCAAGCCAGATCGAAGTATTGCGGTTTCAGTTCCGTCCCGATGAATCGACGCCCCATCCGAACCGCGCAATAGCCTTCAGAACCGATCCCGGTGAACGGACTGAATACCAGATCATTCGGATTGGTCCACAGATGGATGCAACGCTCGATGACGTCCAACTGAAGTGGGCACATATGCTTTTCATCGTTTTCATCGCGGGCGGGCATCTTGTTGAGCGTCCGGCCTTGATTGATATCATCCCAGATGGGGCTCGCGTATTTCTGCCACAAATGAACCGGCAAGCTCTCTCCATGAGTTACTCTCGGATCAGCATCGCCCGGCTTCCGCATCGTAACGACATAATCAGGGAGCCCCATTCGACTCATGGACGCATTGGCGCGGATGGTCTTGTGGAGAAGCCCGAGCGCTTTGGTGCGCTGCATGGCAACGACCGGGTCTTTCCAGATGCAGACTTCCGAGTGGTAAATGAATCCAACTTCCTGAAAGGCTCGGATCAAGTCACCGCGAAAATCCCGAAGCCCAATGAAGCCCTGACGCATTTTGGTGGTCGGCAAGTTCATGCAATGGAATGAGACATTCCGCCCCGGCTTGATGATTCGATACAGTTCCGCGATCAGATAACGTAACTGAGCGACAAATTCGGCATCGTCCTTGCAATTCCCCATGTCATGATCGGAATTGGAGTAAACAAAGAGATCAGCAAAGGGAGGACTGAAAACAGAATAGTCAATGCTGTTGTCTGCCATGTCCCGAGAATGTTTAACGCAATCTCCCAAAAGAATCGTATAGCGGTCCCGTTCATGGCGAGATTCCTGATACTCATCGACAATGTTAATTTGTCCCTTCAGTTCTTCATTCATGATGTCTCTCATGTGTTCGATCATGCTCTCGCTGAGTTCATGATGCTGCGATTCCTTGCGCTTGATGTTCTCAAGAATCTGGCCTTCGGTTTCACTGCTGAAAATATGGACCTGAACATGGCGCGACTGCCCGAATCGATAGCATCGACGGACCGCCTGATAGAACTTTTCAAACGAATCCGACAAGCCGACAAATCCCATCCGGGCGCAATGTTGCCAGTTCATGCCGTAACCACAGATCGATGGCTTACTGATAAGAACGCGCAGTTTGCGGTCTGAAAAATCCATCATCCGACTGGCTTTAGTTTCGGCTGAATCGCTTCCCTGCACATTGACCGAATCGGGAATAAGAGATTGCAAGAGATCGGCTTCATCATTCAGATGACACCAAATGAGCCATGGCTCATCCGCGTCCTGATTCACCACTTCGGCTAGCGCCATGCAACGGGCCTCCAATGATTCCCTTTGTGCGCGTCTGCGCTCCGTGAGGGTCATAGCGGGTTTTGCGAACAGGTCCATGTGTTCGGTTTCAACGCTGATGATGTGTTCTTGATATTCAGGCGCAGGAAGGATGTAGCGCGATCCATCAAAGCCGATATCCGATGGGTTCCGAAGGACAACTGCCCATGTCCCCATCCATTCCCAAAACTTCGATGCTCCCCATCCCTTGAGCCGCCATGTCCCAGTGTCTCCGGTATCGTTGACGAAATAAGTGGCGAGCATCTCAGTGCGCGTCATAACTCCAAGAAATTCGCACTGATTACCGAGTTCCTCGAAATCATTGGGAGAAGGCGTGGCCGTACAGGAAAGCCGATAGGGGATCGACTGGCACAGATCAATCAGCTTGGTTCGTGTTTTGCCATCATGGGCCTTGAGGATACTGGATTCATCCAGAACGATACCGTCCCATTCCTGATCGAGCGCGTGTTCCATGCGTTCGTAATTAGTGATAAAAACACCCATCGAATCCTGATCGTGATACTTCTCGACATGGATACCGAATGAATGACCCTCCCGGATGGTTTGCTCAGATACGGCCAAAGGAGCCAAAATCAAAACCCGCCCCGATGTATGTCGTACCACTTCATCGGCCCATGACAATTGCATGAGCGTTTTTCCGAGCCCGGTATCCGCAAAGATGGCGGCGCGGCCTCGACGGGTGGCCCATTGAACAATGGCTCGCTGAAAATCGAATAGGTTTGGATTCAATTCGCCCGGGTGATGCCCGGTTGCGACTTCTGCGCGTCGCTTATTCTTGATGAATTCTTCGTATTGCATTTGTCTCTCCAAAAGATGCCCCGCCATCTCTGACGGGGCGCGTAGATCAGAACGGTATTTCGTCTACCGGAGCATAACCATTCGATTTCTGCTGCTGATGTTGCGTTTGAGCCGGGGGCTGTTGCTGTGGCTCATCCTCACGCGGTTTGAACATCGACACGATGATGGACTCGCTCCCATCGCGGGATGGAACGCCCGCCGGGTTGAACGTCTTTTTGATGAACAGGAATTTGTTCCCGTCCTTCTCCATGACAGCCCCGATATTTTCGTAACGGCCCTTGGTGTTTCCGCTGCGGTCGGTGTATTCGCCAGTCTTAACGGCGAGGTCGTATAGCTTATTCATTAAAACAATTCTCCTTCTGTGGTCTCTTGATTGGTCTCTTCAGTCTTTACAACATTAATCTCCGTCACCTCACCCGTATCAGGATCGACAATATCGGCCTTGGTGACGGTCAGGGCTTCGACAGCCTTGGTCGCTTGCTTCGGAGCGTCCTGATAGGGATAGAACTGGTCATCGCGACTGATGACGGATTCCACATCGGTAGACATAGGCAAACGCTTAGCTAATCGACGGATAGCCGATTTCTTCATCATCTGATCCTGCCATTGATTCCAGATCGTGCCGCCCCTTGATGCGGATCGAATTTTCTGGATATCGGCCATACGTAAAACTTCGATGTAAACGCCACCATCCGTAGTACGCGCCATTGCGTAGACTGCCTTGGGTTGCCCCGGATCGCCAATAATCTCTGGGTGATGGTCAAGGTGTTCACCTTGGTCATCAATCCAATAGCGAAACTGGTCGGCCTCATAAACCACCTGAGCGGTGATCGTTGACAGCTCCCCGGACTGGCGTACCTTTTTCAAGATACCGGCCACCATCGGA